CTGATACGACCTCAATATCCTTCAGGGGCTTTAGTTTTGCATTGGTGAAACCGGATGGGCGCGACTTGCGCCAGTACCAGTCATACTTGAACTGTTGAAGGTTGCTTGCACGTAGCAGGCTACTAAACGGTTCTTGTCCGAACAGCACCGCCGCCCCGTTTTTCTTGAGCACCCGTTTCACCCCTGCCCACATTGGCTCAAGGGGAATAATTGAATCCCACTTGCAAGCGGTTGTGCCATAAGGCGGGTCTGCCAGCACCATGTCAACGCTTCCATCAGGTATGCTCTTCATCACCTCAAGGCAATCGCCCTGTATCACTTGGCTCTTCATTTTCATATTTTCATAACTCCTTTATCAACTAATTGTTAGTAATCAGAATGATTATCGGCGTACCTTACTGCCCAGCGCTGCAAGTCCCCGTCATCAAAGATATCGTCCGGTGACCATGTCTCACCTATCAGCTCCCGGACCTCGGCCATCGTCTTGCACTCTGCAAGCTCTTCGAGAAACTCGTCCTCATACTTTTTCTGTGCGTCTGTTAATTTCATTTCTCCTCCTTGTTGTTGTATACCATCAAGAACGTTAAAGTGACGACAAGCGCGACGACGCAGGCCCTCCACAACCAACCGAACGACATCCGTGCCAACGTAATCACGTCCTGAATAACGATCGCGTCTCCATTGACCAAAGTTGCGTATGCTGCACCCCCGACCAACATAAGCGTTAAAATGATATAGTGCTTCATTTTGGTTCTGATTTTTAACTCGCCCCTTCAACGGGGCGAGTTGTGAAAGTTAAGCGTCAATGCGCACGATGAATTTCAAGTCAACGCCCAAGATGCCCTTGGTGTCGAAGATGACGTAGTTGTACGAGCGCTTGCCTGCGATGACCGGGTTCGTGTGGCTTTGAGTAAATACCTCCTGGGCAACGGGGATGTTGCGTTCAATGAAAAACTGACGCCAACGCATCAGGTCTTCGGCGGAGCAATGCATCCCGAGGTGACTAACGCTGTTGAACCTATCCGGCCGTGCCATCCAGTTGTTGCCTTCGGTGTAATTCAACACCTCGAATTCCTTGCCATCGAAAATGTCGTAGTTGAACGACAAGTCAGCTTCGTTTGAGCCGTTGTCTCCGTACACGGTGCCCTTGGCATTGACGTGGTCTTCGGACCAGTCGGTAGCGCCGATGGCTTCCAAAAGTTCCTTGGCCGCTTTGGGGTCCTTGGGGCAAATTGCAATCTGTTCAATGAAGAATTTCATCTTTGTCTTGTGTTTTTGTTGATTAAGCTCCGTAGGGGAGGATGCACCCCGTCAGGAATTTGTGGTGGTCTTTGTCGTGAAGCAGGTACACTATGAACTCCGCAACGGCCTCCGGAGGGGTCTCTTCACCGGTCAGCAGACCGTTAATCTGGTATTGGTGCGCATATTCCTTGGTCCAGGAGCGTGTGGCGACAACCTGTTCGTCAATCTTGTCGCTCATGATTGTCCCTCCGAGCTTGTTGGGCGCAATGCCGAACACAGTGATTCCGTGCTGCTTGGTGAGTTCGCGAGCCAGCTGCTTGGTCATGATGTGCGCTGCGCCCTTGCTTGCGTTGTAAGCGAGCGAGCACGTCATAGGCATGTGGGCGGCGTTGCTGACGATGTTCAGAACGGTGCCTGAATTCTTGATGAGCTGGGGCAGGTAGGCTTGTGTCATCAAGAATATACCCTTTGCGTTGGTGTCCATGACTTCATCCCACTTTGCTTCGGAGAAGTTCGGGAGCCAGTCGATCAAGTTTACGCCGGCGTTGTTGATGAGCACGTCAATGTCGTGTGTGATGATTTTCGGATTGCGAACGTCCAAGCCGTCTTCAATATCGTAGCCAATAACTTCGTGGCCGCTGTCGCGCAGAGCATTGAAAATGGCGCGTCCGAGGCCGTTGTTCGAACCGGTAATTAAAATCTTACTCATTGTTTTTGCATTTGCAGGTTGATGAAAATAGCGGCGTTCCGTCGGTGACGTCACCGCGCAACGGATGCGTGCTTTCGGTTATGAGGCTTTCGACCATGGCCGCGTACACAGCTTCGTCGTGAATGCTGTCCTTGTGCACCAAGCCGCTCACTGCAAAGCGCGTGAGTTTGACAATCTGCAGCTCAAAAAGATGCCAACGGTTGAAGTCCTCAGCCGTCTTGAGCACGACTCCTTGAGGAAAAAGCGCCTTCATTACGTCTCCGACGAGCTTGTAGTTGTCGCCGTAAACTTTGTTCCGCTCCCGGAAAGTATCGGCCATACTTTCGAGAATTTCAGCAGCATTCATCTTGTTTCTCTCCTGCGTCACCCCATAGGTAATAACCTTCATGACGGGGTACAGGAATATTAACCTGTTTTCCATCGGCTACGCCTTTCGGCCTCACCTTAGGACCCGACT